GGGTGCGGGGCCACGCGTGAGGCACCCACCCCTAAAATAGATTCCTTCCGGTCGGTATCCCCCCGCTTTTCCTCACCAAACAACTCCTCGCGGATCTTCTGCACCCGATGGTTGATTCCGGCGCGCGTCATGCGGAAGAGACGGCCGAGCTGCTCGCCGTCCATCGCCTTCGGATCGCGCAGGACGATGCGGATTAGCTGGAAGTGGAGGCGCACGTCGGGCGAGTGGCTGCGCTCGAGGGTGCCAAGCAGTCTCCGAATAAACTCGGCCACCTTATCGCGCGAGTAGAAGGTCTCGCTGTTGGCGCCCTCGTTGTCGCTGTCGAACATGGCCGACGGACGGTTCACGTCGTACTCGATGACGTGCGGGTTGCTGGGCATCTCGGCGTAAGGCAGGACGCCCTTGGCACGCATGGTGTCCTGGTCGCGCTTGGGCAGGGAATAGAACCAGCGGTCAAAGTCCTTAGTCGCCTTGCTGAACCACCGCTCGCTCTCGGCCTTCTCGCTTTCCCTGCTCATGCTATCCGACCCCTCCTAATTTGTCGTCGACCTCCTCGGCCGCTACCTTGGCGATCTGGTGCACGGTGTCCCCGATGTCGACCGAGATGAACCAGCAGCCGTCGACCATCTCCTTGGCGGACTTGTATTTGATACGCCGGCCGTAGGTGCCGTGCGCGGTGCGGATGTAGATGACGTAATCGAGGCCGAGCTCATCGAGCATGGCGCACGTTTGGACGAGGGCCGCCTCGGCCTGTTCCTTAGTGGTGATGTCTGCCATGCGTAAGCCGTGTAATCGGCCTACGGAGACTTGGCAACTGTCCAAACAAGACGCGAAAGGTCGAAGGTCAGCATCTGTCGTCGGCGAAGGTTGGAGATGAATCGGACGACCGCCTTCGGGTCGTGTTGCTTCCCGGCGTTTGCTAGGGCTTGGCGTAGCATGTCCTTGAGCTCGGTGGATGGTATCGTGTCGGGCAGGGTCGCCGTTATCGTGGCGATGACCCTTGTCCTGGCGTCCGCCCATTCCCTCCTCTGACTGTTAATCCTTTGTAGGTTCGCAGCCAGGGGTCCCGGGTTTGTTTGCCAGAGGTTGCGCCAGTAAGTCGCCTGCCGCCGCATGGCCTGGACCTTCTTCCACGACCTAGCCTTGGCGATCTGCTTTGCCTTGGGGTCTTTCATCGTGAGAAAACGTGATAGACCTCCGCCCCCCCGTAAGGGGAGGGCAAGGAGTGTCTATCTTTAATTACCCCTCTTACCCTTAAGGGTAAGGGGTAATTACTACGTGCGACACAGGTGCGACACGGGCGTGCGACACGGCCGTCCGACACAGGTTGGGGATGGGGGCTGGCAGGAGTCATTTGGGGAAAAGGGGTCTAGGATGCCCTAGGAGGCCTTAGGCGTACTCGCCGAAGGTAGGACCGCCCCCCTGCCATCCAAACGCCTTGGCGGTGCCTTTCTGCTCGATTGGCGTGGTATCCTGCTCGGCGGGGAGGTTGGCAAGGCGGCGTTCCCAGCGGATGACCCCCGGCTCCTTGGCATGGCGGAGGGGGATGGCGGTGGTGAACTGGCCCTGGTCATCGGTGAGGCCGGCGCGTCCCCCGCGCTTGGCGAGGCGTAGGGTAAATAGGGGCTGCTCCGGCTCGCCCTCGGGTGTCTGATCGCGCTGGAGGACCATCACGGCGCGGTGCCAGTTGGCTAGTTCGGCGGACCCGGCGCCCAGGTAGGACAGGTCCGAGGAGGTGTTGCCTGCCTGCTCGGCCTTCGGCTTCGGCTTCGTGGTGTGGTGGATGGAGAAAAGGATGACACCTGTCTCGGTAAGGACGGGCTGCAGGACGTGGCGAAGGAAATGGGAGGACTCCTTCTGGTCGGCGATGTCGATGCCGGCGAAGCCCAGGAGCGGGTCGATGAAGACGCAATCGGCCTTATGGGCGAGGACGAGCTCTCGGAGGAGTTTGCCGAAGTCGTCGCCCGTGCGGACGGCCTCTCGGTAGAAGGCGACGCGTGAGCCGATGTCGCGGGCGAGGTCCGAGCCCGAGGCGATGCCCATGCCGGCGAGTGTGCCCTGGACGGACTCGGCGACGTCGCCTAGGTCGTTCTCCGACTGGATGACAAGGGAGCGGAGGGGCCCTACGCGGGTCTTGATGCCGAAGAAGTCGCGGCCGAGGGCCCACGTCATGGCCGCTTGGGTGGTGAGGGCGGACTTGCCTGCTCCAGTCTGGGCGACGAGGAGGCAGGATCCGCCGCGGCAGAGCCAGCGGTTGCCTAGGACGGCGGTCGGGTCTTGGGTGCGGTCGAAGGTGAGGAGGTCGTCGAAGGTGAAGCGGGAGGGCCCTGTGTCGCCGGGCTTGCGGGTGGGGGCTGTGGTCTGCTCGGCGATGCGGCGTAGGTCGTCGGCGATCTCGTCGGGCGTGAAGGCGCCGGAGGTGGCCTTGGACTTGGCGAGGTCGAGGGCGGCGGCGAGGGAGCGGGCGCGTGCGGCCTCGGTGATGGCGGCCTGCCAGCGTGCGACGGCTGGGGTGGGGCCGTAGAGCAGTGAGGAGAGCTCGTTGACGTAGGTGTGGCCGCCGGCATTGTCGGTGAGGCGGGAGGCTTGGAGGTCGGCGAGGATGGAGACCTCGTCGGCGGGGTTGCCGTCGTGGGTGGACGAGACGATTGCCGACCAGAGGATTTGATGCTTGGGCTCGGTGAAGAGGTCGGCGCGGAGATCGCGCTTGGCGGCGGCGAGCCATTGGCCGTCGTGGAATGCGGCGGCGAGGAGGTGTCGCTCGGCGTCCAGGAGGACGACGGAAGGGGCGGCAGGCATGGCGGGGTGGGTTGTGGGCTAGCGTGCGGCGCGTGTCAAGCCGAGGGCCTTGAGGGCGGGCTTGGAGAAGCGGTAGTGGTCGACGGGGCGGATCATGCTCCTCTGCTTGATGCGGTAGGTGGCCTTCTCTGCGTGGCCGACCTTCAGGAAGCGGTTTATGACGTTGAGGGTCTGCCGGGTGTTGACGCGGAGGTACGGCGCCCATTGGGAGACGGTGCGGAAGCCGGCTGGCACCTTGTCGGACTCGTAGGAGGCGAGGAACGCGTTGACGGCGGCCCCGAGCGAGCTGTTTGATGTCTTGCCTGTTCTCATTTCTTCGGAGGGGTCGGAAGGTGCATCCATCGCGTCGGCTGGTCGGCCTCGGTGAATCCGAACCATTTGCCAGCCGACCAGAATGTCACGCCCATCGCCCAGACACCGGCGACGCCTACCTTTGCAGCTCCGAGGATGTGCTTGTTCTTGGGGGCGGCGGTCATCGCCTGCCAGGTGTTAGGCTCTCGCTCCTTTAGCAGGTTCGAGATGCGGGGCTGGCTTAGGCCCACCTCCGCGGCGATCGCGGCTTGCTTGAGGCCTTTCTCGGCCAAGGCAAAGACGCGCTTTCGCAGTTCCATGTCCCTTTTGCGTCCGACGTGTTTCATGAGCTGAAGGGCATGACCCACTTTCCGGCGAAGCGGTGGGCTTGGCGGCCGATGTAGTCCTCGCCTCGGACGACGAAGGCCATGAAGGAGTTCTGCCAGCGGAGGGTCGAGGGGCGGCGCTCGGCGTACTGGAGAGACAGGTCGCAGGCGCACCCGCAGGACCAGACTGCCCCGCCTCCGCGTCGCTCCAGGTTGTGCTGCTCGGCGCGGTGGATGTGGCCCATGACGAGGGCGCGTCCGGGCCCGCTATTGAAGCGGTGGGCCATCTTGAGGACGGCATCGTTGCCGTGGTAGAAGCCGTGGGAGAAGGTGATCGGGCCGATGTCGATGTAGCCCTGCTGGACGGTGTATTCCTTCACCACCTTGCACCCGACGCCTCGGAGGACGCGCCGCATCTGGCTGTCGATGTCCTTGAGGGCGTCGAGGCGGGTCAGGGAGTCGGTGGCGTGCATCATGTCGCGGACGCGGTGCTCGTGGTTGCCCATGAGGAAGTGCGTGGGGCGGTAGCTCTCGAGCCATTGGCAGCCGGCCTCCACGTCTTCCTTGAGGGCGGCCCAGGAGCCTTCCTTGTCGTTTGAGCCGACGCCGCGGCGCAGGGCGGCGAAGTCCCAGTTGTCGCCGAGGTGGACGCGGTGGTGGGGCTTCCAGTCGCGGCAGAAAGCGGCGATGGCCTTGAGGGTGTCGGGGTCGCCGTGGTTGCCATGGTTGTCGGCCATGACGACGATGCGGGTCTCGGTGGCGGTGCTCATCCGATTGAGGCGCCTCCGCGCCATCCCTTTGCGTTGCCAGCGTGCGGGCAGGTGCAGAGCCACGCGAACCGCTCGGGGGAGATGCCGGTGCGGCGTGCGACCTCGAGCTGCCACGGGGCGAGGCTCGAGGGGTCGGCGGTCTCCCTGCCCCATTGGGCGCTCTGCCTGGCGGCCTTGGACATGGCGAGGGACTTCCTTGTGAGGCCGCGCAGGCGCATGAAGGCGTGCACGGCGGGCTGTGAGATGCCGAGGCGGGAGGCCATGTCCTGCTGGGTCAGCCCCTCCTTGATGAAGCCTAGGATGGCGACGCGGCGCTCCTCGGCCTTCTGCTTGGTGATGCGGCCGGCCATGGCTCAGGCTCCTCGGACTTGCGGGATGGCGGCGACCAGGTCGTTGGCCCAGTCGTCGATGGCGGCGAGGTCGCCCTGTTTGAAGGAACGCGAATTCTCTACCCCGTTGTATATTATTTGGTTGATGGACTTCTCCTCAAACTCGTTAGCGGGTCCGATTCCGTGCCTAGAAATGTGGATCGGTATGACGGGCGCTGGGTGGACGAGGCGGTGCACGACCTGCATCTCGTTGAGGTAGCGCCAGTCGGGGATGACGACGCAACGGCCTGCGAGGATGTTGTAGCGGGCCTTCTCGGCGGCGTGCCGGGCTAAAACTTCCGGATCTCTGCGACGTGCGGAATTGCCCATTGCAATAAGTAGGTCTCTTTCAATCAACTTGTCGTATGTTGAATTAAGGTCGACATACTCAATGCCAAGGGAGGTGAAGAAGCGGTTTCCGGCCTCCTTAAGTGGTTCCGCGAAGGAGACCTTGCGGGCTCCCGTGAGCTCGACGATGCGGTCGGCGAGGGTGTCCTTGCCGGCTCGGGCGTAGCCGGTGATGAGGAAGACGGTGGGGCGGTGCATGGCGGCAGGCTTTGGCGGCTTCAGAAGGGCTGCGTGAAGGAGCCGACCTCGTAGTCGACGTAGGTCTTGCCGTTCCACTCGCGGGGCTCGCCCTTCTTGATGGTGGCCTTGATGCGCTTGCCCTGGAGGGCGTGGATCGCGTCGGCGAGGCTGAACTGGTCCTTGATGGTCCCGGCGGCGGGCTTGGTGCCGCCGGCCGCCTCGATGAGGTCGAGGACCTTGCCGACGGCCTTGGGGGTGGCGAAGAAGGAGGTCTTCACGTACGCGCCGCAGTCGGAAATCAGGCCGACCTTGACGTAGCCGGTGCCCTTGGCGCTGACCTTGACGTCGGTCTCCTTGACCTTGCCGATGCGGAAGGTGTAGGTGCCGTCCTCGGGGTTGAAGTTGAGCGGGGGCCGCTCGGAGTTGTCGTTGCTGAACGCTTTGTCGGGGTGCATGGTGTTATGTTGGGTTGGTGGGGGAGATAGGTCAGAAGCTGATGCCGTTGGACGCGCCCTTGCCAGCGGTCTTGGCGCCGGGAAGGTCGGAGAGGACGGTGACGCTGCCGGCGGTCTCGGCGTACCCGGGCCAATCGCCCGAGGTCATGCACCTGTCGTAGATTGAATAGGCTCGGTCGACCTCCTTGTTTCCGAGGGCGAGCAGGTCGCCTCCGATCTCGTAGACCGCGCCAAGATGGGCACCCTCTTTCTCGACCATGATGAGGCGGAAGCCGCGGATGTCGGAGCGGTTGGCGCCGGCGAGGCGGATGTAGTGGGCGGCCTGGAGGTGGTATCCGAAGTTGAGGATGGTGCGGAGGGCGGCGCGCTCGGAGGCGTCGTCGGTGGTCTTGAGGTCGTAGATCCAGCCCTCGGCGTCGATGAGGTCGGGGATGCCCTTGAGCGGGGTTGCCTTGTCCTTGGCGAAGAGGGGACGCTCGACCCACGCGCCGTTGCGGTAGAGCAGGTTGTCGGAGATGCGGGTCGCGGCGAACCCCAGTTCGGTGGCGAGCTCGTACTCGTCATTTGCGAGCAGGGTGTCTCCGGGCTTCAGGGAGGACAGGATGGCCTCGTAGGTGGCCTTGCCGTCCTTGGTGCGGCGGTCGAGGTCGGCGGGCAGGGTCTTGTAGGTGGTGGCCCATACGTCGGGCGTAAGGAAGGCGGCGTGGGTGGCCTTGCCGAGGCGGAGGGCCTTGGTCTCATCCTTGGGGTTCTTCTTCCAGTGCTGGAAGTGCGCGGGGGAGCGCAGGAGTTCCTTCATGCCGGAGTAGGAGAGGGCCTCGACGGCCTCGTACTCGGCGCGGGTCATGTTGCTGGCAGTGTTTGCGGTGGTCATTTGTGTGTGTTGGGGGGAAATTGGAGGGGCATCCCTGCTGCTTGCTATGCTTTTTCTGTCACCCCTGACGTCCGAACACGAGACGCAAGGATGCCCCAAGGTGGTTCAGAGGTCGGTGTCGTCGACGCGCTCGATGGCGTCGGCTAGGTTGCGGGAGGCCTCGCGGAGTTTCTCGGCGAGCTCGACCAGGTGCTGCGAGGACACGTGCAACTCGTTGCAGATCGCGACGAGGAGGTCCATGCGGGCGGTGATGTGTGTGGCGTCCTCGTCGCGGAGGGCGGCGGTGACGGACTCGGGGCTGAGGGCGCGGAGGGCCTTGCGGGTGGCCTCGTGCATCGTCTCGGCGCAGTTGACCTGGTCGGCGGCGTCCTCGATGTCGCGGACGAGGTTGATGACCTTGGTGGCGTGGCGCAGGGCTTCGCCGGACTCTTCGGGGGTGCTCATGGGGCTGTTATGGGATTGTGTAGAGGGATTGTCAACGGCCTTCCTTGGCGGCGAGCCACGCCCGGCGGCAGTCGAGCATCCCGTTGGTGGTTCCGTCGATTCGCTTCAGGTAGGCGTCCATTTCATCCCCGGCCGCGCGGAGACGCTCGACCTCGGCCTTGGCGACGACCAGTTGGTCCTTCAGCTGCTTGACCAGGTTGCGGTTGGCCTCGGCGGCGGCAATCGCGGCCTTGAGGTGCTCCTCGGTGCGGGACAGGCGGTCGTGCAGGAGGTAGTAGCAGGTGAGGGAGGTCCAGTCGCCGGACTGGTCGGGGCGCATCTCGGCCTCCTTGCCCTTAGAGACGGGGCGGTAGCGGACGAGGTCGGCGCTCACGGTTGCACCCCCTTGGCGGCGAGCCACGCTTTAAGGACAGGCAGGGTTCGCATCAGACTATCGGCTGGCTCCCCAGCCTCGATTTCGATGCGCTCGGCGTAGTCCAATGCCACAGCATCCCCCGCCGCGCGTAGCCGCTCGTTCTCGGCCTTGAGCGCGGCGTAGTCATCGTGAAGGACATACTCGCCGCTGTCAGACGGAACCATGTCCGGGTTAAAACAGCAGTTCAGTTCCTCGACCTTGTATCGCTGGACGCTCACGACTGACCCCCCTTGGCGGCTCGCCACTTAATCAAGCAGTTGTAATGCGAGGCGGTGTTGCCAGCAGCCTTTTCCAAGTTGTCGGCAAGTTCGTTGGCATCGTTGCGGAGCCGCTCGTTCTCGGCTTGGAGGCGCTTGACCTCGTCGACCTGTTCGTGCCACATCCGGTTCCATTCCTTGAGTTCCCTGTCGCGGGCCTCGATGCTCATCTTGGAGCGGACGGACTCCTCCTCCATCTCGTCGATCACGGATTGGAGGTCGGCGGCCTCGGAAGAGTCCAGGTTCTGGTCCACCTCGCGGACGGCGGCGAGGAGGTCGTCCAAAGCCCCTTGGAGGCGGCGCAGCTTGTCGAGGCGCTCGCTCACGACTGCACCCCCTTGGCGACGTTGATAAGATTGATGATGGTCATTCCAATAGAAACACCGGCCAAGAACAGGGCGATGTGTGTGATGCGTTCTTCGCTCACGACTGCACCCCCTTGGCGGCGAGCCACGCCTTCATAACACGGCGAACAGCCAACTCCGAATAAGGATAGCCGTTGAAGTTGGCTTCGTGGGCAAGGTGCATCGCATCCCCCGCCTTGCGCAGCCGCTCGACCTCGGCTTGGAGGGCGGCATAGTCGGAGTAACGGACATAATCACCGTTATTAACTACGCCAATCACGGCATCATCAATCATTTGAGACCACATAAGGTCATATCGCATGGGCTGGCTCACGATTCCACCCCCTTGGCGGCGTGCCACGCATCACCGTCAATCGCATCCCATTCTTTCACAGGTTCGGGTTGAGTGACGCAATAAGTTCCCTCGGCAATAGCCCTCAATCCACGCCCTGCCTTGCGGAGACGCTCGTTCTCGAGTTCCAACTGAATGCAACGCTCCATCTCTGCGTTTTGATTTGCGGACTGCAAGTATGAGTCCGCTTGACTCAAGAACTCAACAAGTTCCTTTAGTTCTGCGACCTCGGCTTGGAGGGCGGCGTAGTCGGCGTACTTCACAAATAGTCCGCTTTCAGATTCAGAAACCAAAGGGCGCGTTTCGTGAAAACCTGTTGTCGGACAACTTTCAACAGTCAGTCCGAAGTCGTATCGCTTCGGCTGGCTCACTTGGCGCCTCCCTTCCTAGCCGCCGGCACGGCGATCGTCGTGTAGTTGACCTTCCCGCGGTCCTTCCCGGCCCAGCCCTCGGAGGCGGTGACGAAGCCGATGACGTCCTTGTACTTGGCGGCCAGGGCGGCGAGGTTCGTCTTGCGGATGAGTGGCTGGAAGTCGGCGACTACCGAGGCGCCGCCGATGGGGAACACCGTGCAGTCGGGTGCCACGCCCCAGAGGACGTAGCAGGAGGTCTCGGGGGAGACGCGGAAGGAATCCTTGGACTCCTCGCGGATGTGCTCGGCCTTGACCCGGGCGAGCTTGGCGTTGTGGACGGCTAGGCCTGCGACCTTGGGCTTGTCGAAGTCCGACGACTTGTAGATGGTGGGCTTGCTCATCGGGAGGAGGGCGTCCAGGAGCGGGTTGCGGTGGCGGCGGGGTTGGCGCTCTCGTTGCCGTCGTCGTCGAGGTCCGTGGCGATGCCTAGGGCGGCCTGTATCGACTGCCGGCGGAGGTAGGTGAGGATGCCGCCGACCTGCTGGGCGTTGGTCTCGGGCTTCACGGCGACGGTGATCTCGCCGAGCTCCATGGCGCCCTCGGGGTGGACGATGGACGTGCGGACGCCGACCCGGCCCTCGGTCGAGTAGACGGCCTGCGTGAGGGCGAGGCCGTGCTTGGCGAGGATGGGGCGGATGTGGTCGAGGATGTGGTCGAGGGTGGCGTAGCGCGACTTGAACGCGGGGTTCACCTTGTTGGCGGTCGGAGACGTCATCTCGGCCAGGGCGGCGGAGAGGCGGGCGTGGGGGGTCATGGTAGGGCTGGTGGTTTGGGTTTTGGGTGTGCTCATGGCAGGGAAAGTGAATTAGGCCTTGTCGCAGTAGTCGGCGAGCTTGTCGTCGGAGACGCGCTTGACCTTGCCGTCGCCGGTGACCGCGAGGTTCCAGTAGCGGCGGCCGGAGATGACGATGGGCTTGAGGCGGCGGGCGGGCGTGCCGTCGGGCAGGAGCACGTAGGCGCGGCGCTCAGTTGAAGCGGTGGGGGTTGCGGGGGGCTTCTTCATTGTTGGTGGTGTTTTGGGAGGAGGGAAGGGCGAGGTTGGCGAAGGAGAACAGGGTCTTGAGGACGTGCTGCTGGTAGAGGTTGGCGGCGATCGCGGCCTCCTCGGGTGAGAGCGGGAGCGTCGGCTCGTCGCGGCGGGGGGTGTTTGCGTAGTCCATGGTGGGTGGGTGTCAGATGAGGCGGTGCTGGGCGGCGTGGTAGATGAGCAGCGCGTCGGCGGTCTTGAGCGTCACATGCTCCTCGGGGAACAGTTCCTGGGCGCGGCCCTTCAGCTTGTTCTTCCATTGGGTCTTGGTGCCGCCCTTGGAGTCGCCGAGGCCAAGTGCCTTCTGCCACGTCTGCGGGCGCACGTGGACGACCGGGACTTGGAAGGCGGTCAGCACGCCCTCGAGTTGGCCGTAGTTTCGCGCCATGACGAAGACGGCGGAGGACGGGATGGCGCGGACGAACTTCGGCAGCTCCTCGACGTAGCAGGTGACGCGGGCCTCGCCGATGAAGAAGGACTGTTCGAGCAGGATGTTGAAGACGACCTCGCGGAAGTCGCCGATCGTGGCGGGCATCGGTGCGGTCTTGTCGCCGTTGGGGGACGACCAGGCGATGCCGCCGTTCACGCCCGGGTCGATGCCGATGACGTGGCGGGGCATGATGGGGTCGGTGGAAGGTTGGCTCATGGCAGGGGGCAGGTGCAAAGGATTAGAGCGCGGCCTTGACCTTCTGCCAATACTTTATTGTCGCGGCCTTCTTGAAGCCGTTGGGTCCTCCGTTCCAAATGCGGGCGGCGTCCTCCATCGTGGGCTTGCGGCCCAGCCGGCGCTCGGTGCAGTAGATGGACAGATACGCGCGGCAGATGGCGCGGGCCTTCACCGGATCAAAGGCGTCAGCGTGGACGTAGCTCGTGCCGTGGAGGCGGTTCACGTCTAGGATGACGACCTCCCAGATTTGGAGGATGCCGAAGGCCTTGCCCTTGTCGCCGATCGCCTTGGGGTCGCCGCCGGACTCGACCTGCTCGAGGGCGGGGATGAGGCGGTCGACGTCTAGGGGCTGCGCGGCGGCCTTTGTGGCGCAGGCCTTCACGCCGACGAGGATGAGGGCGATGAAGAGGAGCGAGCCGAGTAGGCCCTGGAGGGCGTACCACGTGGCCTTGCCAGCGCGCTTGAGCCGGTAGAGCCAGCGGGGCGTGGGCTTCTGGGCGGCGAGGAGCGCCTTCAGTTCGTCGGACTGGGTGTGCATGGGCTTGTGGGTCGGATCGGGCATGGTGGTTGTTGGGGTGAGAGGGTTAGCGGGTGCGCTCGACAAGCTCCTCGGCGATGTCGGTCGCGGTGTCCTCTAGGTTCGTCTTGACGACCGACTGGACGGCGAAGGCTCGCTCAAGGATAACCTGCAGAACCTCGGTGTTCGCTTCCTTGGTGATTTCGCGGACGGCCTCGTGATCGCCGGAGCGCTTGAGGCAGCGGGCGAGGTTGTCGTTATTCCTTCGGAACGCCTTGAGAGCGGCCTCCAGTTGGCTGATGTCGTCGAGCAGGGTTTGGATGATGTCGTGGTTCATGTTTGGTGGGGGTGAGGTCGACAGGCTAAGGCAGTCCTTTGTCTGCCGTCAATGCCTTTTTGCAAAATACTTTGCACCCCTAGGAAATGGGCGGGTGCAGGGCATCCCTAGGCAGTCCCACAGGAAGGCCCATTAGACCCCTCTGGCTGGCCCGCTGAGGGGGGTATCCCCTCCGACCCGACCCTTGGCTAGGGTGCGTAGATTAGCCGGCCGTATTCTACGCACCATTCCCGAGCGGGAACATAAGCCGCCGTTTATGGCGTCCTGCCGCCAAATGTTCCCGAGCGGGAAGCCTGACCAATCTGAAGCCTGTTTTCGTTTGGTGCGTACCAAAATACGATAGACCTTATTTTGGTCTAAACGTGCGCCAGACCAGCGCCGCCCCGATCACGCCGCAGGCGACCATGAGCAGCACGGCCTCGGACTGCGCCTGCGCGAGGGCCGCCTGCCCGGCGTTCACCTTCTCCGCGAGCGCCTGGTTGTCGGATGCGAGGCCCTCGTCGGTCACGAAGAGGACGTAGGTGTCCCTGTCCTGCGCCGCGTCGATGACGGCCTGCGCCGCGGAATGCACCCGCCATGCGCCGAGGGCGGTGATGCCCAGGATGCCGGCCAGCGCGAAGCCTACAGGGTCAACCCCTGCGGCCTCGGCCTCCGCGTCCACCCTTGCGGGGGCGGCGGTGCGGCCTGTGGCTGTGGTGGTGGGCGTCATGGGGGACGGCGGGGGGTTGGGCGGCGACCTTGGCCTCTTCCTCCCGCACCTTGGCCTCGGCGCGTGCGTTGAGCCAGCGCATGGCGAAGCCGACGAGCTCGGGGGCGAAGGCGCCGGAGATGCCCAGGATGGCGTTGAGGAGGTTCTGGGACTGGACGTAGTCCTTGGCGGCCCAGCCGACGACCACGGCTACGATGCCGGCGGCCAAGGCCTGCAGGATGAGGTCGAGGAAGCGGGGCTTGTCGGGCGACAGCAGGCGGCGCGCGACCAGCATGGAGAAGCCGATGGTGCCCGAGCGCACGGCATCCGCGACGAGGTCGGCGTCGGTGGAGTTGGCGGGGGCGGCGCTCATTGTGCGACCCGGCGGTAGCCGGCCTTCCATAGGACCTCTGTGACGTGGTCGGCGATCAGTGAGACCTCGGCCTCGGTGAGCTCGTCGGTGCGCTTGGCGCCCTTGGCGCGCAGGGCCATCCAGTCCCCCACGTGCGTCGCCTCGTGCGCGTACGTGTTCATCAGCTCCTTCTCGTCCTTGTGCGCGCGGACGGAGGGGTTGACCGTGACGGTGGCCTTGTCGCCCTCGATGGAGGCGAGGCCGTAGAAGGGGCGGCCGCTGGGGTAGCGCAGGTCGCCGGCCTTCAGCTCCAGGGAGCGGAGCTTAGTCATCTTTCGCCGTCGGGTGCTCATGGGGTCCGAGGGGTTGCAGGGCCTTGGCGGTCGTGGCGCAGCGGGAGCGCGAGCGCCTGAGGAAGAGCAGCTGCGCGAGCTTGGCGAGGCCTAGGAGGGCGGCGAGCCCGATGGCGTAGGAGGCGTACTCGCTGGCGACTATGTGCGGGAGGACGGCGACGAGCGAGCCGATCGCGAAGGCTAGGCCCGCCTCGGGCTTGGAGATGCCGACGGCGGTGCCCCAGAAGAAGGCGGCGACGGAGGCGAGGATGATGAGACCGCCGAGGGAGGTGAGCAGGAGGTCGCGCTGGGCGTCGAGGTCGGCTTGGTGCTGGGCGAGGGCGGCGGCGTCCCGGCCCTTGTCCTTCTCGACCATGGCCCAGAGGGTCTCGAGGTCGCGCTGGGCGCGGTCGGCGAGGATGGAGGCGCGGTCGTACTCGGCGGGGTCGGCGGCGTCGGCGCGCTTGCGGGCGCGGGTGACGGTCTCGGGGGCGGGGCGGGGGAGGATGGACTCGGCGAGGGAGAGTTCGGCCGAGGCGACGGAGGTGCGGCCGGCGGCGTTGGCCTCCTTGGCGACGACCACCGAGGCGGCGGCGCGGTCCATCACGTCATCGGCGGCGGAGGCGTAGGCGTCCACGGAGGCGCCCGTTCCCGACCCTTCGGAGGTCTGACGGAGGGCGCACCCTGTCAGCAGGAGACACGTCGAAAGAGCTGCGAAAAATCGACGCATCGCGGGGAACGTGTCGATTACTTCTTCAGGGCGTCGGCGGCCGACTTGGCGGCACCCTTGAGGGCGAGCGCGCGCTTGGCGTTGTGGGCGCCGGCGAAGAAGGCGGCGACGGCGACGATGACGAGCAGGGCGAGGTAGAGCATGGCGGTATGAGGTTGGTTAGTTGGAAGGGAGTTCCTCGACCTTGACGAGCGGGCCGAGGTCGGCGGGGGTCTGCGGGGAGGTGAAGGTGACGTAGATCGCGTTGTCGCGACCCTCGGTGGGCTCGCCGTTCCAAGCGGGGAAAACAAGTAGCAGGAGGGGCGACGGGGCGACCGAGGTGTCGATGGTCTGCCCGGGAAGCGTGATGCGGTAGGTTGTTCTCATCAGAGGACGGCGACCGAGGACTGGTAGGTGTAGTAGTTTTGGGGAGCCGAGGTGAAGGACGAGGTGTTCTCGACTCGCACCTTGTAGAATCGGCGGTTGTCAGTACCGGCGACGAGCGTGGTCGGGCCGCCCGTGGTCGTGCCGACGGAAACGCCATTGACGAAGGCCTCGACGTTTCCTGCGCCGTCGGAGACCACCAGCAAATCAAACGCGGAGAAGGTGCTTGGCGTATGTGTGGTAGTAGAAGTCGAGAGCGTCGTGCCGTCGTGAGCCATGAGAACCATGGCGCCGCTTCCCGTGACCTTGATGCCGATTGAGGGCACCGTGGGGTCGCCGGTGTTGGTCGCCTCGGCTTCGCCTAGGGTGACTAGATAGATGCTTTCGGAACTAGGGCTAACCGCAGCACGAATTATGCGAGCAGAAAAAGAAACTCGGCGTGTCCAGTTAAGGTTTCCGTTTTGAGCCTGACCAGCATAAGGAGGCGTGCTGTGATTGGCGACGACGTGGCCTGCGCCCGTCGAGGTGGGGCCGTTGGTTCGACGAGCCGCGCCCGCACCGAATGAGTCATTCAGTCCGCCTGTTCCGCTTGTGGCGGTCGTGAAGTCCGGGCCGTAAAACCTCCAGGTGCTCGGTGAGATTTCCGAGTTTATGACTCCCCTAGGCGTGACCGCGAGGGAGTTGCTCGTCCCGGCAACAGCCTCCGCATCGGTCGCCAACTCCACCTTGCCCTTGACGGTGGTGGATGCGTCGGGGATGGCCGCAAGCGCCGCCGTGTCGAAGTCGGTGATCGCGCTCGCCGTGTGGGTGTGGACGATGGGCGCGTAGGTCGTCGCCGCGGCGCTGGTCGTCAGGTAGGACGACATCCCGGCGATGGTCTGGAACAGCGCCTCCGCCTCGGCCTGCGTGTAGTAGTTGTTAAGGTCGGCCGAGGTCGCCAGCCCGAGGGTCGCGAACGACTTGTTCTTCCAAAGCCCCGTCGCCGACTCGTAGGCCAGAAGGTCGTTGTTGGCCTTGCTGGTCAGCAAAACGTCGGACTGCTCGCCCAACTCCTGGTAGTTGTCCACCCGCACCTCGATGACGCCCGTCGAGGCGTTCGAGCGCACGACGTAGCCCATCAGCACGCCGTGGTTGGGCTGGGTCGGCAGGGTCGTCTGGAAGCCGCCGGCGGACGAGGCCGACAGGTAAAGCACGTCCCCAGCCACGAAGGCCGAAGTGTCGACGTTCTCGAGGGCCCCGGCGACGATGACCTTGCCCGTGCCGTTGTCGGCGATGGCCTCCGCCGTGATGCCGATGGTGCGCGAGGACGAGAGTTCGGTGTCGGCCTGCGCAAGCGTGATCTCGGGATGGTTGCCCGTGGCGCCCGAGATGTAGACCGCCTTGCCCTTGGCGATCGTAGTGCCGGTCTTGTTCGTGCCGTTAAGGAAGAGCGTGCGGGCGTCGTTGGCAATCCACAGCGGGCGCAGGGTGTCCGCGTCCCAGCTGAGAATCTGCCCGTCCGTCGCCGCCACCTCGGGCGAGCGCACGAAATAGGCCGTGTCCATAGCCACCGTCTGCGTGCCGCTGTCGTAGGTGACAGGCGCCGTCGCGGCGATGACCCCGGTAGGGCCGGTCGCCCCAGTGTCCCCCTTGGGCCCAGGAACCGCCCCGAGCGAGGCCGTGAAGGACACAGGGCCCTCCTCCATGCTGGCCGAGAAGGTGCCGCCGCCGTTGACAACAATCGTTAGGGACATCGCTTAAGGTCAGTTAGGCCTTGGTGATCTCGGGCAGGACGGTGAACGTCACGGTCGAGGAATAGATGACCACGCCGGTGTTCAGGGCGACGCGGATGTCCCACTTGGCGGGCCCAGTAGACCACTCGGCGCACTCGCCGGCAGGCTCCGTGGCCGTGATGATGAGCCCCGTGGCGTCGAGGGAGGTCGTCACCGGGTGCACCACGCCGGCCGAGTCCAGGATGTCCGAGGTGATGGTCGTCCCTAGGAGGTTCGCCAGCCCGCCCACGGGTGGCGCGTAGGTGATGGTCGCCGTGAACGTGCCGCCGCGCTTGAAGTTGAAGGAGCTCATTTGATGGTATTAGGCGGGGTCCTCGACCTGCGCGCGGATGGTGATCGGCGTCTGGATGTAGGTCTGCGTGTCGCCGCTGTCAGTCACCTGCACCTCAAGGTAGGAGGTCTTGCTGGTCTCGGCGCCTAGGAACGTGCCGATGGCAGCCGCGGAGAAGTCGAGGTCGACGTACTTGCCGGAGAGTCCCGTGAGGTTGGAGGTGAAGCCGATGTTCGAGGTCACCCCCGAGATGGTGTAGACCGTGGTCGAGTTCGTGGCCTTGAGCGAGATGGTCCCCGTGTTGTTGCCCGTCTGCAGGACCTGGCAGGTGGCCGCCGACCAGCCGGCCTGACCGTTGACCGCGGTCTCAATGGCCGTTGCCATCTCCTCGAGGTCGATGGGGTAGGACAGGAAGGCCGTGGTCGCCGACAGGGCGGGGGATGTGTTGGCGATGGTCACCGCAAAGAAGCCCGTCTGCGCGCCGTCGCTGATGACGAAGGGCGAGAGGTCGCTGCCGACCGTGGTCGCCGAGATCGTGGGGGTGGAGAGGGCCGTCGCCGTGGTCGTCGAGATTAGGTGTTCCGAGCCGGGGGTGCCGACCTGAACCTTGACCGTCCCGGAGGGGAAGGCGATGACCTCCTGCGGGGTCTCGGGGAGGACCGTCTGGCGGGTCACGTAGAGGTTCAGGCGCACCTTGTCACCCTCCGTGAAGGTCATGTTCGTCAGCTGGGTCAGGTCTCCGTAGTCCTTGAAGATGACCTGGTTCACCGGGTCGATGAACAGCCTGTAATTGGTGAACTGGATAGCCATCGGGTGCGGGTCGCTACCCTAGGCTGGGCGTCAAAGGGGGGTCAGCCTGTGACAAAGTCGGGCACGGTATAGTTGAGATCGCCACCGCCATAGGTCTCGGTCGAGTTGGTCAGATACTCGTCCTGGAACGAGATAAGGGTCTCAGTTCCGCCGTCGAACTCGTATTCGCGGCCAAACTGACAGGCCGCGGCGAACATTCCATAGGCGTTCTCGGCGATGTCGGGGAAGGGTGATAGATAATAAGTCCCGGCTACACTTCTTTCCATCGGGCTTATGTAGGAAGGGCCGTAGCAAACCCCGTTGCCTGCTCCGAACTGGGTCGTGCCGTTCTCGTAGGCGTGGCCGTAGGACTTGGGGGAGCCGTAATCATCCTCGGACTTAAGGACGGAGCTCAGGCCGTAGATCCAATCAAGAGAGGCCTCGTCCTTTGTTATGTTGTAGTGCGAGGTCATTCCTCCGGGCATACCATAACCGTCCCAAGACGCCGCGCTGGGTGGTTGCATCCTGGGGTACTCGGTGTCGGTCAGGCTTCCGCCATTGTCCGAACTGTAAAACCAGCCGTTCTGGACGCTGATCGTGTGATAGCCCTCCTCGGAAGGAATGGCGGAGCCTTGCCCACCAATCCTTTGAAGGGCCGTATCCTTGATTCCACGCAGTCGTGCGTAATAGACCGAGACCGGGAAGTCGAAGATGGTCCAAAGCCGCATCGAGACGTCCACGGGGTCGGCGACCGACGTTCCGAAGAAGCCGTTGTTTACGCTTTTGGTGAACTCAAAGTCTTTGACCGCAGTCCTTGGGTTGTCGCCCGCCTCGGTGGCATCCATCGCCAGATAGAGGTATCCGCCGTAGGAGACAACGTCGCCCTTGGCGTAGGCCGTCTCCTCATTCCAAGCAGGGTAGACCGCGCTCGGGTCGTAGTAGGGCATCAGCGCGAGTTCCAGTTCCAGAGGGCGGTCGCCGAACCGGGCTTCACGCGCATCAAGACCTGCGAGGCGTAGACGTATTGGGCAAAGGAAGCGATGGCGCCGTCGACGATGTTGACGGAAGCCAAGGCAAGGTAACCGTTCTCGTCCGTGTCGGGGTAGGTCCCGCGCGCCTTGACCTGAACGGTGACTGTGTCGGGGAAAAAGATAGGAGGGTCGCCGACGGAGGCCTCGAGCACGATGTCCTTGTATCCCGTGCCGGTGAAGGTCAGCGAGGGCTGAGGGCTGGCGTCCAGGTAGTCAGTCCCAATCTTGGGGACTAGGTTGTTCACCGTGCCGGCTCGCACCTTGGCGACGAAGTTCTCGCCGCTCTTGTAGACCGTCACCTTGAACGGATGGATAATCTCGGGGTCTGGGCGGTCCTCGGCCACAAACGACGGCGAGCCGGAGCCGATGCCCTTCGCCAATACCCCGACGCCTTTGCCCAGGATGGTCATCAGCCGAGGGTCTTAGGCATGAACGACGTGCCGTGCTGGTAGTACGAGCCCTTGCCCTTCCAAGTCGAGGCCTTGGAGTCAGCGGGCTTGCTGGCGTTCGCGGAGCGGCGGCCGTAGATGGTGCCGTTCCACCCGTCCTGCGAGTACATGATGTCGTAGGAAATCTTGATGAGCTTGCCGAAGTACTCGGCCTGAACGCCTGCGAGCAGCAGCTGGTCGTCCTCGCGGGGCGTGATCCAGTTGCCGTAGCCCGTCCAGCCGGGTTGCCCCGTCGACAGGCCGCCGAAGTCGCCGAGGAGGTTCGGGCCGCCGAAGTTCCCCGTCGAGGAGGTCGTGCCCAGGGACTCCTTGAGCGCGACAAGGATGTTGAAGTCGGAGGTGTAGAAGGTCCCCGTGATGCCGAAGCCGCAGGCGAGGTAGGAGGTCACGCCGTAGTACTGGTCGAGCGGGGGCGTGGGGTCGGCGAACCGTTTGAACGAGCCGTCCTCGTTGAAGACCGCGCCGTTCTTTGGCGAGGCCGCGTTGCCGCCGATTTGCTCGACGAACTTGGGGTGGGTGGAGATGGGCTCCTGGTTGGACGAGAAGCGCCCGGAGACGTTGGGGATGGTTGTCGACCCCTTGGCGATGCCGACGTAATCGACCGAGATTGTCTGTATGCCGTTCTGGTCTAGTGAGGACGAGGCGCGGTGGCAATGCATCCGAGGGTCAAGCGGGAACGGGTCGCCGCGTTGAGGGGTCTTGCCAAGCGCCTCGGGGCCCGTCGCCGGCGTGCCCGTGCTCGTCCCGTGCGAGGTCTTGTAGACAACCGAGGCCGTGATGAGGCCGAAGCCGTCGTCCTCGATGACCCAGCCGGCCTGCAGCTCGAGGGTGGATAGGGACTTGCCCTTGGATACGCGTGCCATGGTCTCAGAAAGTTCGGGTTAGTTTGGGCCTCTTGGAGTCGGTGAATGGATTGAAGCCAGGGGCAATCGACGGCTTGGGTGTAGGCTTGGGCATCGTGCCCTTGATGAAATCGCCTGCGTCCTTGATGTTGGGCTTCGTCAAATCGGTCGAGCCTGTAGCGGGCGCCGCCGCCTTGGGGGCCGTGTTGACTGCGATGGTCTCCGTGGCCTGCGCCGTGCGGGCCGCGTAGGACTCGAGCGTGCTAGGGCCGCGGGCTATGCCGCCGCCGATCTGCTGGAGCGACGTGACCGCCATGCCGGCCGTGCTGTCGGACTTGTCCTTGCCGTCGCGCGCGTCTGCCGCGAGCACCGCGTCCTTCATGGCCCTTGCCCGTGCCCTCTGGGCTTCGGTGCGCTCGGGCTTCGCGGTGTCCTCATCGGTGATGATGCCGAGTTTCTTCGCGGACCAGCCGACGAAGTTGGCGAACTCGCCGGAAAGGTTCTGCCCCGCCTTGCTTATCTTGGTGCCCAGGATGTCAAAGGCCGTTGCGTTCTCGCTCGTCGTCACCGTCAGCTCCTGTTGCAACTTCAGGAAGTTCTCGTAGTCGGATAGGATAGGCACGATTGACTGAGCCACGCGCGAGCCGACGATGCGGGTCGCCATGGCGAACTTCTCCTCCTCGGACGTGGCCTCGCCGATGGCCTCAGCCATCCTCTGCATGACCTCCTCCTGCTTGATCGTGCGGTTGAGAATCTCGGCGTCCGAGAAGCCGAGCGCCTGCAGGGCCTTCATCTCGGGACCCTTCTTCGTGGCCGCAACGTCCAGCAGGGTGTTGACGTCCTTCAGCGCCATGGCGACTTGCGAGATGTCCATCCCGTAGTCCTTGGCGGCGAATGAAAGCCGCTGGTAGGTCTCGGGGGACAGGCCAAGCTTTGCCGCCTCGTCGGCGATGTCGCCTTGCTTGCCGACCCACTCCGAAATCTTGTTGAAGGTCATCAGCAGCGCCGCCGCCTTCGCCGCCGCAACGGTGAATGATGCCCCGAGCTTCTTGCCAAACGACTCCGCCGACTTCTCCACCTTCGCCATCGAGGCCGTCGCCCTGTCGTTGGCGACGATGTCAAACTGCATGGCTCGGCTCATGGTGCGGGGCTAGAGGGTGGAGGGTCTACCCTAGCGAGGGAGTCAAGCAGCTCCTCGTCCTCGCTCGTCAGCACGTCCAACTCGCCGCCGGCTTGGATGCTCGCCGCCGTGGAAAGCCAGATGGCCTGGCACTCGGGAAGGTTGAGCGCGTCCTCCAGCGTGTGCCCCGCCTTGATGAGGTTGGCGACGATGGACAGCACCCAGGGCATCCCGCGGTTCCTCCCCCCGCTCCCCGACTCGTCCTTCTTCTCCCAGAACTGCGGCCAGCAGTCCAGACGCAGGTGGTCGTAGGCCAACTCGAGGCAACGGTTGAACGTCCTAGGGTTGCCTAGCCGCACCCGCTGCCACCGATCGCGGAGCGTCACCTCGCCGGCGGGCTTCTCGGCGCACACCTTGGCGAAGAAGATGAGGTCGGCGGGGGTGCAGGGCTTGCCGGAAAGGATGGGGTGGTCCAAGGCCTCCAGCCAAAGGCGGTGCTTGAGGCACCAAGGGTAGAGGTCGTAGCCGCAGAGGCGGGTCGCCCTAGGGGTCAGAAAGGCGGATAGAAAGCGGCGGTCCATGGTAGGAGTCGGACCGTATGGGATACCCCCCTAGGAAGGCAAGCCAGAGGGGTCTAATAGGGCATTCCGTGGCATGGGGTGGTAGGGGTATGGCTAGGGGGCTTTGACAAATCCTTTTATTTCCCTGTTGACGGTCACCCCTGCCGATGTAAAGTCCTTTGCATGGAAACCGCCGATACACCTGCCGTCATCGCCGCCCGCGCCGCCGTCACCGAGGCCGCCGCCAAACTCCAGACTATCAAGTCCGGCATCGCCTTCGCGCGCGCCAACCCATCCGAGGTCAGCAAGGCCGAGGTCGCCGATCTGGTCATCCGAGCCAATGCCGCCTGCGAACTGGTCGAGAAGCTTGTCCGCATCTACGACAGGGCCGTCGCCCGCGCCGAACGCTCCGCCTAACAAACCGATGACCCTCATCGCCCCCACCCTCTGCCGCGTCCACGAAAAGGGCGACACCGGCGATTTCATCGTCGAGGCAAAGGTCGACGGCGTCCGCGCAATCGTCGAGGTCGAGGCCGGCACCGTCCGGGCCTATACCCGCAACGGGAACCCCATTGACCTGCCCTACGAGACCGCCGCCGCCGCGATTGCCCTCGGCCACCCCGCCCTCGACTGCGAGTTGGTCGGCGATGTCCTGCACGTCTTCGACCTGCCCGCCTTCGGAGGCTCCTGGCGCGTCCGCCGCGCCGTCCTCGAGCACGCCTTCGCCAAGGCCCCCGAGTCCGACAAGCTGCGCCTCGTCCCCGTCCTGCACGATCCCGCCCTCGACAACGGCTACCCCGAGGACACCCAGACCATGATGGACCGCGCCGTCGCCGCCGGCTACGAAGGCATCGTCCTCAAGGACCCTGAGGCCGGCTACGTACAGGGCGAGCGAGTCTGGGCCAAGGCCAAGCCCGAGCACACCGAGGACCTCCGCGTCGTCGACGTCCTCCGCAACGGGTCGCTGGTCGTCTCCCGCAAGGGCGTCAAGGTGGTCGTCGGCATCGGCCTGTCCCGAGCCGTCCGCGCCGCCAAGGCCGCCATGCTGGGCAGGCTGGTCGAGGTTCGCTTCCAGGAGGTCACCGCCGCCGGGTCCCTCCGTCACCCCGTCCTCGTCCGCGTCCGCGACGACAAGACCGAGGTCAACTAAAACAACAGACCCCGCTTGCGGGCGAGGTCTGCGTCTGGGGCCCTTGGCCCTAGGAAGGGAAATTAGGAGTAGGAGGCGATGCCCTCGTAGGACACCGCCGTCAGGGAGATGAGGGAGAAGCCCTTGTTCTGGCCGCGGTCCTCGACCCGGGTCACAACGCCGTCAAAGGTAATCTCGTTGCCAGCGAACTGCAGGCGGTCGCCGATTCCCACCGAGAAGGTGGACGACTGGAGCACGCCCTCGATGCTAATCTCGTTCGTGCGGCCGTCGAGGCGGTGGGTGACCGTGAGGCCCGAGGCGTCCGCCACCTTGTCGTCGAGCTCGAAGGAGCGCGAGATGGTGTAGGACTGAACGGTGATGTTCGCGGGGGCGTTGAGGCCCGGCGTGATTCCGTAGACGTGGGCGGTTCCTTTGACGACGGCGGCCATGGTGATACCCTAGGAGCCGCGTCAAGCGGGCAGGACGACCAGCAGGGAGAAGGTCGCCTGGGTGCCCAGCGCCCTGTCCCCACGACCGTCCTCGACCGTGTCGGGGCTCACGTCGTACAGGGTGGCATCCCCGCCGGCCACGAACGCGGCCTTGAGGCCGTCAAGGTCCTGCATTGCGCCAAGGACGGCGGCAGAACGGTCACGGTGAACCGACAGGGCCGAGGCCTCGTCAGCCGAGGAATAGACCTGCAGGGTCACCGTGCACAGGTAGTTGCCCAGCCCCTCGGGGAGGTCGGGAGGGTTGGCGACCGAGCCGCAGTCGACGACCACCAGGGGCAGGGTGTCGGTGGCGACCTCGATGCCCTTGTAGACGTTGACGCCCGTCAACTCGGTCTGGGCGACTAGGTGGGCGCGGACGGCGGTCTCGACGATCTCGCGGATGGATTTGGTTCCCATAAAGGTTTGTTAGGCTCGTGGTCCTAGGTTGTTGTTCCAGTTGCGGACGATGCGGGATGCGTACTTCTGGTATGGACGCTTGGCAATGGCAGCCTGCCTATGGTTGATGACAAGTGAAAGGGTTTTTGTGCGCAGGCCAGCCCCGTCAGCGTCGCCGATGTCGTTCTTAATCGTGACCTTCTTAGACCTTCCCGTGAAAGCCTTTGCCAGAGTTCCGTTGCCGCCGTGGCGGGTGATGTACTTGGGCAGTCCCTTGGCCCCGGCATCTACCGTGCGGCCGAAGATGTTGAGGTTCTTCCCGTACCTGTGGATAATCTCATACCAGCCGGACTTCAGCTTGCCGACCTGCAGGGCGCGCATGGCGACGTACTTCTTGATGATGGCGGGGCTTTGGACGATGTGGGGATAGCGTTTGACGTGTGAGCTAGGCCGACCCTCGCGAACCACGCGGCCATTTTTCCGCTCCTGCTCGTGCAGGCTTTTCATCTGCCCGACCGATGTGATCAGAGTCGACCTATTGGGCTTGTTGCCGTAAAGGTTCACGGCCTTGTAGAAGGCCTGGCGAACGTCGTCGTCGTCATGCAGTTTCCGCATCAGCGTCGAGCTGCTGGCCGCAAGGGGCTTTTGACGCCACTCAAGGAAGCCCTTCAGGGACTTCGTGCTTGCGCCTTCGATGAAGATGGAGGCCAGCGTGGAGCCTTGCACGGCGAAGATGGCGCGCACGTCCTTGTCGATTGCGCGGATACCCATCTTGCCGGCGGCCGCCGTGTCCCCCTTGCCGCCTGTCTGGACGAGGGGAGGGGCGTACTTGAGCGCTGCGCGCGCCGTGAGGCAGGCCTCTTGGGTCAACAGGTCTCCTGTTATCTTGTCCAGGTACTGGCGGAACTTGCCGAGGTCGCCCTTGACCTTGTTCTCCTTCACCCTGATGCCAAAGGTAATCATCGGTCGTCCTCGGCGCGGACTTGTAACTCGACCCAAGCCGAGCCGGGCTTGTAGGTCACGCCCTCGATGCGGTACTCGCGGTTGCCCTGCTCCGTGGCGATGAGGGTCTTGCCGATCGCGAGCGCGGCGACGGGTGCGCCGGCAGAGATGGCCGCCGCGCAGGCCGTGCCGTAGGCCGTGGTCCAGGATGCGGTCGATGCCACGATGCGGGCAGAGTGCGAGACCTTGTCCACGAATCCGCCGGCCGTAAGCTCCTGAGTGACCGCCGGGCCGTCGATGAGCAGCTGGAAGGACGGATTGCCGCCGACCGCCGTCCAGGTCTGCGCGAGGTCGGCCATGTCGCCGACGATGTCCTTGGCGTCCGCGATGAGGTCCGAGGTCTTCATACCCTAGGGATAGGGTCAAAAAAAGAGGGCCCCCGAAGGGGCCCCCATCTCAGGGTCTATCCGAAGATTAGACGACCGTGTCCTCGAAGCGGACCAGGGAGGTCACGCGGCCCTTGGCGGCACCGAACAGCAGGGTCGCGGTGACGTTGAGGTAGCCGGACTGCTCCTGGCCGACGATGACCTGGACACCCAGACCCGTGTCGGGCTCGACAGCGTTGGCGACTTCCCAGCCGGGGATCTCGGTGTAAGGGAGGGCGGCGGCGACGGCGATGGCGTCCGCGCCGAGCATGAAGCCCGCGAGGTCCTCGCTGTTGTCGGCGAGGTTGCTCCACTGATAGGCTTCTGCGCCGGCGAGGGTGCCGATGCGGCCCGAGGAGATGACCTGCGCGCCGAGACCGTTGGCGCCGACGATGGTCGAGTCGCCGAGGAGGTCGCTGGTGTACTTGTTGTTCAGCACCAGGACGCGGGGCTCGGAGGCCTTGCCGTCGTCAAGGGTCTTCTTGGCCGAGAGGACTTCGGCGTAGGAGAGGGCGGCGCCGGAGACGACGTCCTGCGAGTAGTTGGCGACGGTGATCAGGGCGCCGATTTCCTCCATGCACTTCTGGGCGAGGGCGTTGGCGGCCGTCACGGTGAAGTTGTCGATGAAGAAGCCGGCACCGTACTCCTTGATGTTGAGCGGGTCGACGCGGGTCGAGACCTTGAAGTGCTTAAGGGTGACGTCAGTCTTGGTGACGGTCGCGTCGTCCTGGGCGAGGTAGCCGGAGGCGCCGAACTCGGTCGCGGTGGAGGTGCCGATGAGGGGCACCTGGATGGTCTTGCCCGACGCCTGGGGGGTCGAGGTGAAGACGCGGGACATGCTGCGGAGGACCGGCAGCTTGTTCTTGAGGGACGCGATCACGCCGTCGGCGAGGACAGCGGGGGCGGCCTGAATGGAGTTAGCCATGATAGGTAGGGAT